ATAAACCTAGCTAAGTTTTATACAGCTTCAGAAGACTCTAGTAATGGGTGGGAAGAAAAGATAGATTGGGCTAGACTAAAACATGTTACTAGAACATCAGTACACTTTTTAGATAATGTAATAGACGCTAATAAATATGCTACTCCAGAAATTGAACAAATGACTAAAGCAACAAGAAAAATTGGATTAGGAATTATGGGATTTGCAGACTTACTTATTCAAATGCAAGTACCTTATTCATCTGATTTAGCTAAAGAAATTGGCATGACTATAATGTCTAAGATTAGGACATGGGCTGATAAAAAATCTATTGAACTTGCTGACCTAAGAGGAACCTTTCCTGCATGGGACAGTAGTAATTATGATAGAGAAACAGAAGCGTACAGGAATCATTGTAGACTTACAGTTGCTCCAACAGGCACAATTTCTATGATAGCTGATACATCTAGTGGAATAGAACCTACCTTTGCTTTAGCTTGGAAAAAACAAAATATATTAGATGGTAAAACTTTGAATTATATAAATAAATATTTTGAGGCTGATGCTAAAAAATACGATTTTTATTCAGAAGACTTAATGGATTACTTAGCTGAAGGGGGTTCATTAGAATCAGTACCTCAAGTTCCCGACTGGGCTAAAGAAGTATATGCGACTGCTCCTGAGATTTCACCTGAGAATCATGTTCTAATGCAAGCAGCTTTTCAAAAAGGTTGTGATTCTGGAATATCAAAAACAATAAACTTTGCAAACTCAGCTACTCGTGAAGATGTAGAGAAAGCTTATATTCTTGCTTGGGAAGAAGGATGTAAGGGTATTACAGTATATCGAGCTGGCAGTAGAGAAAAAGAAGTTTTGGTAAAAGGTAATGCTGAAAAATCAGAGCAACTCCAACTTGATGGGTTTGACATAGAACAAAATGCAATAAATGAGGTTGTTAATCATAAGGCAGAGTACGATTGTTGTGGTAATCCAAATGTAATTTTTGAGTCTGGTTGTGAGACCTGTAAGTCCTGTGGGTGGAGTGCTTGCAAGATAGCGTAGGTAAATACGAAAAATATAGTATAATATAAAGATAGAAAAGTTTTAGGAGAGAAATATGGTAATAGGAAACATGCTTTCCGATTCAGGCCAACAGTATGTAGCAGCTAAAGACGACAAGAATACTTGGAGAATATTAGATACTTGGCATGCAGATTTAAAGATGATGAATGCTGAAGATGATATTTCAGACGATAGTGTTGCTGTCAAAGTTTTATCTGAAGGAGAGTTTTTAGCTTTAATTAAGGAAGCGGCTAGCCAAGGTGTTTTAGAAAATGCTACCTTTGCTTCAGATGTTGATACAACTGAATTAGAATATGAGCTAGAGCTAAAAGATAAAAAGATTAAAGAACTAGAAGAAGAGCTGGACAACACAACGAAAGAAAAACGTGTTGTTGAAAGAGCAGCTTCGCATTCGGAAGAGTTTGAATTAAAAGAAAAAGCTATGGACAATATAATAAAATTGGTATCCATGCAGGATATGACTAAACTAAGCAGGGATTAATAATGAAATTATCTGAATATCTACCACAAGTTCCTCAAATGCAACAGCAAATGGCGGACCTGAATAAACAAATCAGTTTGTTAGATGTTATGAAAGCTACAGGAGATACCGGAAAGGCTCCAACTGTAGGTCTTGACCAAGTTGTAAATACATGGGTCAGACATCAAATGGCATATCGCCAACAATTAATACAAGATTTACAGACTGTTGCAATGTCTGTAGAAGAAATTAGGGGACCAGTTTCACATATTACTGGAGAGGTTTTTAGAAGAGGTATAACAATAGTACCTAAAGTAAAAGACCCGGACCCCGAACAGAAAAAAAGAATACATAAATGGCTAAAAGATTCAAACGTGTTTGACCAAAGCATGGAAGAGGTTTTGAGGCAATTTCATTTTGATGTAAACACACTAGACGATGGTTTTTTATATTTAGCTAAAGAATATAGAGATAATGGGGATGGTACCGTTTCTTCAAAACTAAGAGAAATTCGAAGACTAAACCCAGCATTAGTTGAGTTTGACTTAGACCAAGCAGGATTACCAAAAAACTCACATTTTATTTGCCCTATTGATAGGGAAGACATATCTGACAAACCCGGTAAGTCTAAAAAAGGTGTTGAAAGAGTGCCTGCGATGTATAAGTACTATCACAGAAGTGCTCACATGTATTTCTCTGATGATGAAATAATTCATTTATCTAAGTATTCCCCATCCGAAACATATGGGTGGTCACCAATACTTACTATATTTGAGAAAGCTCTGACCTTGGTGGGTATGGATAAAAACCTATATAGATATTTCTTTGAAAGAAAGATGCCTGCAAGTATGTTAATGGTAACTACTGATGACCCAGAGTCATTGCGTAGAGAAAGAGAGCACATTGCTGCTCAAACTAGAATGGACCCTAACTATATACCTATGGTAGCAGTATCTGCTAGAAACCAAAGAGGTAGAGTAGACCTTGTAAGATTATTCCACAGTCTAAACGAGATGGAATATTTGCCTATTAGAGATGAAATTAGAGAACGTGTAGCAGCTATGTGGGGTGTAACTCCAGCGTGGCAGGGTGCACCGGATGCATTTGGAGGGCTATCACAGCAAACTCAACAATTAGTTGTTATGAGTCGTGTTGTTGAAAGTGACCAAAGATTATTTCATGAGAAGGTATTTCCCCAATTACTAGATGCTTTTGGTGTTACAGACTATGAAATAGTTTTACCACAACCTGAAGAAAAAGCTGAAAACACTAGATTGGCTCATGCACAACAGAAGATACAAATAGTAAATCAATTTGCTCAATTAGGGTTTGATATAAAGCTAAAAGAACAAGACGTTGAACTTTTTGATGCTGAGTTTATTGTTAGTGGTGACCCTGTTCCTACTGCTAAAATGCAGGCTGAACAAGCTGCAATGCAACTGGAACAACAGCAACAGCAAATGGCGATGCAAGAACAACAAATGCAACAACAGCAACAAATGGAAGCCCAACAACAAGAAGTAGAGGCTCAAGAACAAGAAGTATTAGGAGAAGGTGGTGAGGCACCGGAAGGTGAAGAAGAGGGTGGAGAACCTATCCAAGCTATGTTAAAAGCATATAAACCACCATCACAACGCAAATTTAAAGGAAGAATGGGGGGAGTCACACCAGATTGGAGTGATAAATCACCAGATGAAGAAAGAGATATTGACGAATATGCTGAAGCTAGGGCAAAAAAGAATGAACTAACCCTATCTAAATCTTGGGTTGAATCATTAGCTGATAAGGGTTTTGGTAGTCCAGTGATAAAAGAATTAAATGCAGACCTAACAAAAATGTGGTTCTCTGAGAACAATGTAGAGTATGTAGCTAATTTAGGAACTAATGGTGTAACAACCGTAGAGAAAGCTATATTCCCAGACCCTACAAAATTTACACCCAGAGGAACTAAAGGTAAAACAAAAACCGCTACGGAACCAACTGATATAAATATAGACGATGAGTAATATTCAAAAAGAAGAACATAATCATTCTGAAATTCAAGACGTATATAAAGTCGACTTAAATTTACCTGTAGGTGAACAAAAAATCCTAAAAGCTGAGGGTGATTATGACCGAGGACTTTTAGTTAAACTACTAAAAGATGGTGGTTACGAAGTGGCATATTGGTTAGACAAACCGGAAGTATATCCTATAGAAATTCTAATAGACGGTAAGTCCGTTGCTAAAGATGCAAAAACAGTTTCATTCCGATTTCATCCGGAGCTAGAAAAAGCTTGGATTACAAACCCTAGAGGCTCATTGGATACTAAAAATAAGAAAATCCAAAAAGAAAATGGCGGTGGCGGAAACGGTGGTGGAAATGGCGGAGGGGGTGCTACAGGAGGTTTTGGTGGTACCGTAGCTGTTTCTACTGACTCTGGCTTCTTTACCCCAACATATGGTGGCGGTAGTGGAAGAAAACTAAACAGAACTCAAAGAAAGAAAAGAAAGAAAAAGAAGCGAACAGGTATTCATAGGTTAGCTGATTTTATAAATGAATTTTCTCCAGAAAGAAAAATGGTAAAAAAGAGTACAGATTTTACTTTAGACCTAGTTCATTGGGTTGCGGAGGAGTTACAAAAAGGTGACGTTAAGTTTAGGCAACAAAGTAGCAGTGAGGATATAAACCCTCAAACTAAAGAAATTGAAGGTAAAAGAAATCCAGTTGAGTTTGACGCAGAGCCGGATAAAAATGCTGCTATTGAACAAAAAGATATGGAACAAAAGATTCGTAATTTAGATGATGATGAAGATATAAAAGACAACAAACCTGATGAAAAGGGGGATGCTAGTCAAACAGCTCCAGCAGGCTTGAATGTTCAACTTCAATATGGCTCTGGTTCTGAAAGAGGTGCTTTAGTTACAGGCGGCTCTAAAGATAAAGAAAGCGGAGTTGTTGAGGAACTAGATGAGGAGACCGAAGAATTACCCTTTGAGAAAGTTGTAGGTAAGGACCTATACAAAAAGCTCTTAGGAGAGTAATTTGCAAAACAGTTCGAAACATGATAGTGTAGTACTATGCCCTAAATGTAGGGGTTTAATGTACATAAACGAAGATAAGGATTTACAGTGCATAATTTGTGCAAAGATATTAGTGACGGAGGTTCAGTTTGAGTACGATTCCAGAGCAGGCAAAATCCGAGATAATAAAAAGAAGAAATCTTGGAGCCACATGGACGAAGATAGCAGAGTGGCTGGAGCAGGAATACGGAGTTCAGGTTCATCGGACAACACTTCAAAAGTGGTTCGACAAAAATCATTGGGAACCGGAAGACGAACTCTTGGTAAACGAAGAGGGTACTGAAAACCGAATCAAATTAGATAAGAAGCTTGCAACCTATAAAGGGGAAGCGGATTATTACAAGAAACTTTATACCGGACTTCTAAAAGACACTATAAAAAAAGAAGTCATTATTGAAACTATCCAAGGATATACTAAAGGATTCCCGGCAGTCCCTCTAAAATATTTAAACAACTCTGATAAAACACCATTCGGTCATCAAAAACAAATTATGGTTACTCCCTTATCTGATACTCATATCGGTGAACATGTATTTAAAGACCAAATGCGTGGCTTGAATGAATACAACTTTGAAATATTTAATAAACGTATGTATGGTTGGGCTAACCAAATACTAAAGCATACATCTTATAGAAGACAGATAGCTCCTGTAGATGAGCTAATAGTACCTATGTTAGGTGACATGATTAGTGGTGACATACATGAAGAGTTAGCTAGGTCTAATATGGCTAACTGTATGGAGCAAATGATTAGAGGAGCAAGCATTATAGCTCAAGCATTGATGTATTTGGCCCCGCACTATACAAAGATTACAGTTCCTTGTGTAGTTGGTAATCATGGTCGTATGACTAGGAAACCTCCTATGAAAGATAAGTATATGGATTGGGACTATATGTTGTATCAATGGATGGCATCTTTTTGTGCAAACCAAGAAAACATAGAGTTTAAAATCCCTAAAAGTTTTATTACTACATTTAAAGTTCATGATAAAGTAGTTCTTATTACACATGGAGATTGTATTTCCGGGGCGGGTAGTAGTGGTGCTATATTAAATTCGATAACTAAATTACGAAGTGTTTTTCAATTTAGAAAATCCTTACAGCGTGAGATAGAAGGTGCACTTGATGAAGCTGTAGAACAAGAGTTTGACAGTGTAATGATTGGGCATTTCCACAGAATTGATGAATTAGATATAGGTACCGGGGAACTTCATATATGTGGAACCATGAAGGGACCTGATGAGTTTGCCTTACAAAGACTACAAGCAGCTACTAAGCCCAAACAATTAGTTACTTATTGGCATCCACGTTATGGTTATATTGGTAAAGACATTATCTATTTAAATCGCTATGATTCTAGTAAGAGAAAATTCATAGATAAAATCCCTGATACTTGGAGAGACTTATCAGCATAGTCTAGTATAATAGGTTATGCCTAGACGAAGACAGATGAAGAAGCGGGATAAGCCGCAGAACCCCGAACAGCTCTCTAAACTTATCTTACAAGAAATTGCTGATAAAGTTATTGAGCAATGTGAACGGTTAATTCCGGATATGCCCGGGCTGTCTGATAACATTGAGATAATGACTACTTCAAGTAATATTACCCTACGATTTAGTTCAGCATTTAACCCGATACTTTTACCGGCAAGATATGCTGGAGAATCGGTATTTAGACCACAAGGAATTAGCCCCAACTCTGGGGAGCCTTATGGATATTCAGCAGACACTAAGCGACATTTCCGGACTACAAAAACGAAAGGTAGGGTTCCAGTAATGGCACACACTAAGTACTACAAGCTTGGATTTAAGCCTGTAGAAGGGAGAGGGGGTTGGTATACAGCAAGCCCTAAAAATAACTTTGGATTACGTATGGCAGAACTAAGAATTGGGCAGAACTTTGTTCAAGATGCTTATGCTAAAGTATATAGAAAAATACCAAAAGAAATTAGAAAGCAGTTGCCTAAAGCAATTCAAATAAAAGAATAGGAGGAAACAATGGATATAAGTAAAGTAACACCAACACAAGAGTTTATTATAGCTCGACATTCTAAAATGGTGGGAAAAGTATTAGATTTAGTAGAAGCATCGCTACCTGAAGGTAATCAATGTGACAAACTTAAGAAGCTTTTACAAGTTCCTTTATACGATTTTCGTAACGAAATGATTCAATTAGAGGCTAATGGCCTTTCAGATTCCGAATAGTTATATAATATATAATATAATTGAGTAGGATTTTTCGATTTCATCAGTATAATAAAATAGCGTTAAATATAACGTTATATTTCTTTCCATAATTTAAAGGGTCGGATGGCTAAGACCAACCTTTTATGTTTGATAAGAAGAACAAATTTAATTCATAGGAGGTTTTAAACTATGGCAGATGTAAACGAGAGGCTTGAAAAGCAAATGGAAGGCACAAATCTCGCTCTAGCAGCTGTAGCCGAGGTCCTACAAAAAATGGACGGAAGATTGGCTAAAGAAGAAGCTGACAAAGAGGAAGAAGAGATTGAAAAAGCTGAAGCACTTGCAAAAGCTGAACTTGTGAAGTCTATCGCTGAAGAAGTGAGAGCAGTTCTTAAAGCTACAGAAGGAGACAGCTATGCTGGCTCAGATGCTTCTGGTGACGAAAGAAAAGCTGACGCAACTGGCGGTACACCACAAAGTGCTGACGACTCCGAAAGTGATGCAGGAATAGATGCAAAAATCGAGGAACAGCAAAATACAATTCAAGCCGCATATCACGGCGATGATAAAGACAAAGAG